GTTGTTTCAGAACTTGGCCCCTGTTAGTAGGATGAGTCTTGAACAGTTTGTCGAGACGTCCCCTGCACCTAAGGTCAAGATCTACAGACAGGCGTTTGCTGACTACATCAAGAAAGGACTGGCTCCAATTGCCGCTTCGGTCACATCATTTGTCAAGGCTGAGAAGATCAGAGAGAAGGCGTCAAAACCTGATCCTGTTCCACGTATCATCCAACCTCGGGGAGTCATTTTTAATTTGATTATTGGCTGTTTCATCAGGCCACTCGAGAAACAGGTGTACAGAGCTATTGACCGAGTGTTTGGTAGACCAACGGTCGTCTGCGGGCAGAACGCAGAGCAACAGGGGAGGATGCTTCGGGAAGCTTGGGATGAAATTTTGGACCCAATTGCAATGTCGGTAGACATTTCGCGGTTCGATCAGCATAAGTCGGATATTGCACTTTCGTGGCAACATTCAGTTTATAAATATGCTTATCGATTTGACACACAGCTTGATAGGCTGAAGTGGTGTCTGGCGCGGATGATCGACAACACTGGGCAGATTTTCACTTCTGACGAAACAGGGAGGAGAGTCAAGATCGCGTACAAGAAGCGCGGGAATACTATGAGTGGCGACATGGACACATCACTTGGCAACAAGTTGACTATGTGTGGACTAGCCTACTCATACTTTATTTCATATCTTGGATTCACCCCCCGTGTCGACTTCAACAAGGTCAACAACGGAGACGATGCCGTGTTGATTCTCAGCCGTGACGCCAAGTTGCGGTACGATGAGATGACACAGGGACTGTTCAGGACCGGTGTGGCTGTGGTCGACCCGAGTACAGGGTTGTCGAAAAACGCAATGGTGGCTGGGCCACCATTGGACGACATCACAACTTGGTTTAGGAAGATGGGATTCACTCTCAAAATTGATGGAATCGTCGAGACGTTCGAAAAGATCGAATTTTGTCAGACACAGCCATGTTACATCGACGGACGGTGGATCATGGTGAGACGACTGGATGCACTTAGTAAGGATTGCTACTGCCTCAAGACTATTGATTTGGCCAATAAATGGTTGAGTCAGGTCAAGGCCGGTGGGAAAGCTTGCTATGGCTCAGTTCCTGTGTTTGGTGCGTTCTACGACTCGATGCCCGGACCAGACGTGGAGTTCAGGAGAGACGAACTTTATGGATCCGGGATGTATTTCCTGGCAAACAAGATGTCTTCGGCTGGTGTTGTTACACCAGCCAACCGAGTGGCGTTCTACAACACATTCGGGGTCACCCCTCGGGAGCAGGTGGTGATTGAGGAGACATATCGAAGCATGGTGTATGGTACACCGGAGCCGACGCAGGTTGGGTTAACCCTGCC